GGAGAATTTCTATGAAGACCTATGGGGTCCAGTCACGCAGCTGACACAAGCAGCGGAAAGGGCACCAGGAAAAATATGGGGAGAAAACATCAAGGCAGTACAGACACAGCTTCCCAAGTTTGATGACTTCAAGAATTTGGCCACGGTCCTCGACCGAATATTCAAGTACGGAATGCCGGCGCAGAGTACGTTCCTCGCGCGTTCAACAGTCCTTCAGGGACCAGCTGGCGCAATGAAATCGGGATCTCCACTGGGTGCATTCGTTGCAGCTTATGGATCTTCTGCGGCAGGAGCCGCCAGCTTCGGAGCAGTGGGAGCAATGGCACCTTTCTTTGGGTTCAGGTACCTCGGAAAGATTGTAACCAATCCAATCCTCATCAGGAACTGGACGTTTGCAATGGATGACACACTCCCTGAAGTTCTTCGACTGAGAAATTTTGAAAGACTGGTCCAGGCGATGCCGGATGAGTACGAGGAATGGACAGCGACGCTTAAGGACATGGAAACAGCGAGCAGAAACCAGAACCTCCGAAACCAAACAAAGAGCACGATGCAATCAGCCATTGGCAACATGAACAAGGCACTTCCCAACATACTAGGAAAAATAGGACAGGGAATCGATAAGGCAAGAGACATCCCTTACGTGACGGCACCTCCGTGGGGTGGAAAGGAAAAGCCACAGCAGGACATGAACCTTGACCAGATTCCGGAAGCCTACAGCGGCGGATCGGAACTTGGATCCTCGATCACGGGAAGCAACGTGATGAATCCGGGTGCGGCGGCGTCCCTCTACACAGGCGACACCGATGCGGCACTCGCGAACCAGTACGGAGGAATGAACGAGGGCGGAATAGTCAGCAACCCCGTGATGGGGAACGACGGCAAGTTCACGGAACCACAGAAGGGAATCAATGAGAATCCATTCATGAAGAACGCCAAGGACAAGGGCGTACTGAGTATATTATAATGGTGGATGAAAAAATGTTACAGAACCGTGAGGACATCATAAGGATTGAGGGGCAGCTGAAGCTCATCAACCAGAAGCTGGACAATCATATCAACCACATCTCAGGGAAGGTTGACATAATTTTCAAGATTGTATGGACAGTTTCGTTCATGCTCCTTGGGTTGATCATCAAGGCAGTCTACACGGGGATAATGTAATGAACTATGACAAGCTTTTGGAGTCAGTAAAAAAACACGAGGGATTTTCCAAAACCGTGTATCTCGACTCACTTTCCAAACGCACCGTGGGCTACGGCCACCTCTGCGTGGAGGACAAGTGGGTAGACGGTTGGGAATATTCACAGGTGGAACTGGAAAAGGTCCTGGAAAAGGACCTGCAGTCAGCCATCGACCAGACGCACGACATGTGCAAGGACTTAAAGATTTCAGACGGTGCGAAGACCATCATCTGTGAAATGATTTTTCAGCTTGGGGGGAGAGGAGTTTCCAAGTTTAGAAAAATGTGGGCAGCGCTTCAAGAGGATCCGCCAAATTATTTTGAAGCGCACGTCCAGATGCTGGATTCACGCTGGGCCAAACAGACGCCTGCGCGCGCGACAGAGATGGCAGAACAAATGCAGAACGCAGGATAAGATATGCCACAACGACGAGACCCAAGAAAAGAACCTATTCCAAAAAAATATCAGGATCTTTATGATTTATTCACTGATCCTGAATGGGTGTTAGCTGCGTCTTTAGGAGACATAGAATTTGAACAAGACATGTACGACGACATCGTATACGGTGATTCTTATCTGGATAATCCTCCTACAGGATACGGTATTGAAGTTCCTGAAGATGTCCCTGATGTAAGGGATATTTTTCCTGACTATGGGTATGATAAGCTTGCTCTCAGGGGGCTGAGAAAGCACGCAACTAAAAAGGACCCCGTAGAAAGATTAATGAGATACCTAAGTCCCTGGGTTTATGACAGACAAGCCCAAGAAGGACAGGATTTATTGGGAAGTTGGAGTCCTCCGGGCATTGATTTCAATATTCCACGCATAGCAGGGGCTCACGATTATATGAATAAAAATGTTTTAGATATGATGACACGCCATCATCCTCCATTGGAGGAATTTCCTGGAGGAATAGGAACCTTGCAAAATTATATTTCAGATGTTGCACGACATGAGTACAAGCACGGTGTGGTGGATAATGAGCATCCCTACGCCCACCCTGCAATTTACGGGTCAGGAGCGCAGTACGGGATTAGTCCTTACGAAACGGCATCAGCTTACGGATCTTTCATAAATCCAACAGTATATGATAGCGCCTGGAGTAAAGATATAAATCCCCATGTGCCTACACCCCACGTTTCAGGCTACAATCCTGACATTGCTGGGGATGTAGTTAGAGATGTCGTTGGGCCGGATAGAGATGATTTTAGAGGATTATAATGTACGGCATACTCAACCTTCTGTTAAGAAAGATGGGACGCCCGGCAATGAAGCGTGTCCTTGAGATCATAAAGAAATACCCGGAAGCACGACCCGTCAGGAACTTAAAAAATCCCATGTTCACGGAGGAATCACGCCTCGGGAACGCCATTAACTTAGCCGAAGGGTCCGAGCGGTGGCTGGATCCGTACCCCGGAACCTTCATGAACTATGTAAGGCACAAGGTCCCTAATCGTGCCATGTTTAAGGACATGGCCAACTATTACAGGCTTAATCCTGAGAAGAGGGCCGTGATGGACGAGTGGCACCAGGAGATGGGAAGTCAGGGGGAACGGTCGCAAGACTTCATGGACAACATGCTCCGCGACGCCATTGGCGCGATGGCAGGAAAGAATTTAAAGACGCGTGGCCCAACGGACCACGAGAAATACCTCCTCGCCCTTTTGAGGCAGAAGCGGCAGGACGCGAACAAGGGCGCGAAGATCCTCCCGTTCAGGAGACCTGAGTAATGTGGAGAGGAATCGCATCATTGGCAGCTAAACTAGCGCGTAACGCTAGACGGCGTCGCCTCAAGTTGCCTAAACAAAAAGGAGCTGTAACTTTATCCGACATTTATGGGGATGAAAAACGCCTACATGAGGCGTTGGAATTCATGCGGGGGTTTGCTAAGAAACAAGATTTCAGCAATTTACCTGCTACAAAAGCAACATTGCAACAAGTAATAAAGAATCCACAAAAATACCAGCCAGTGGGAGCGACGGTTCCTATGCGGTCAGTTATTGCCAAAGGTAAAGGAAAAGTTAAAAATCTTTTTAGAGGAGAAACGTTACATCCGGATCCTTTTTTTAAATCAAAAACAGGAGCAGAAACGGGAATTGATGCAGGTAGATGGTGGACCATTGAACCTTTTGAAGCTGCAAATTATGCAATACGTCCAAGCAAAATAAAAGGAGGTTGGGGCGCTGTAAATCCAATAAAACCTGGACAGCCTTGGCCGCTGGCGATGGGTGAAGGCATTACCAACCCCGGTGTCATTAGAAGAATGAAAATTAACAAGGATATTTCGGAATTAGAGGGCATGAGAAATACTGGCACGGGATGGTCGCATTTTCATCCAACTGATAAAATGATAGGCGAGTCTAAAATCTCCATGTTCTATTCTGTCATTAATCGACTTAGGGAGATGGGCTGGAAAGATGCTCAAATTTTTAAATACATGGGGCAGATAATGAAAAAGAAAAACCCAGCCGGAAAGAGCGACTGGATGCTATATAATCGTGGCGGAATGGTATAAACTGTGCTATAATACCGTGTGCAATTAATAAAGAAATATAATTACGCAGATCTAAAACGGGAAGACGGGGATGTAAGGTTATACCTTACACCGGATGGCGAGAGCCTACCCTCCGTCACATCGGTGCTGAACAAGACAAAGGACAAGTCATTCCTGAAAAAGTGGCGCGAGAAGGTCGGCGAGAAAAAAGCCGAGAAAATAATTCGGGATTCCACCCAGATTGGAACCGCTCTCCACCTATATATAGAACGTTTAGTGAACGGAAAGAAATACAAGGATCTCACCAAGACAGGGAAGAAAGCCGAGGAAATGGCGAAAAAGATCATTAAGGAGGCCTTCCCCGACATCACCGACGTGTGGGGATCGGAGGTTCACCTCTACTA